CGAGTACAAAAACCAAGAAAAAATGATTTACTTAAAGTTTTTATTCTATCTATAAAGTATCCAAGATGAATTTTGATCACAATATTTATTGGGCAATTCGCAACCCTCCTTCCTCCAGTACCATTCTTCCTATAGGGCAAGAGCAAACCGATCTATATGAGATTGTGCCCCCCTTTGTTCTCACACTGCCGCTATGTCTAACTGATACTGTTACTCGAGAGTTTCTAGGGGGCACATTCTTGTCTCTTCTTCAAATGATTCACGAATTCTACCAGGAACCAGTGTCATTCGAAGAGTTAACCCGAATTATGAATCTGTCGGCATTCAATCGCAATCGGATGATTGCACTTATTGAACGTCAGGAAGCAGGGGAAATTATACGACGGATCCATGCCATAGGACCGGCTTCAACCTACGAAGGCATTCGTGACAATCTTCTATTGGTGGACCCGTAGTAGTGATTCCCTACTAGTATTCTTTTTTGGAACTACTGGTCTACCTCTGAAGTAAAAATATTTATCCTGAAATAGAAACATGGACCGCCAAATTCTTACAAATGCGCAGATCGCATCCATCGTAACGAATCCAAGGGTGTTAGAGGCAAAAGATCGGTTAGCTACCTCAAATACCGTTCGCTTTACCATGGACCTTCCAACGGAAATAAAAGCCGTATTACAGGAATCCTTGGGATTGGATCTTCCTGAGCAAGTTCCCATGCGATGGATTAAGGGAGATACCCCCTCTCACGTAGATTCTGGACAATCTTCTTTTGAACGTACCCACTTGGTCTACCTTACGGACAGTATTGGTGAGTTTCATTTGGGGGAAGAGTCTTTCCCGATTTGCAAAGGTGAAAGCTTCGTGTTTCCCCACGGAACCCTGCACGGAACCAGTCATACGGGTACGACACCTCGTCTTATGCTGGGTCCGATGAGTGAAGATGCCGATCCGGTGGGAGGAGTTGAGCTCCGTTATTATCCAACTCAAGCCGACGCCCTTGCAAATACAAATCTGCTTGGATATATTTTTAATGGTGGTGGTGGGGGTTTCTTTATTGTTGGGCAAACCACCAGTGGAACAACTGGAGGATTTACGCTTTGGCGTATTGCCGCCAACAGCACGGGGAGCTCTGACCCCCTTGTCCTGTATCCTAATGGATCTGGAATGACGAATGACGGTAACTATTACGTGTATCCCGACTCTGTTTGCTTTGGTAAGGGAACCATGATTCAGTGTGAAGGAGGATCCATACCGGTAGAAGAGTTGAAAGTGGGAATGAAGGTAAAAACCCTCAAACATGGATACCGAGCAGTTACATTAATGGGAACAAGTAACATCCATAATCGTGCCGACTCTGAACGAGTGCGAGAGCGGTTGTATATCTATCCCAAGGAGAATCTAATTCTAACCGGCGGTCACTCCGTTCTTCTTGACGATATCTCAGGAGATCAGCTTGAACGAATTAAGAAATCATTTGGAAAGATTTATTTTACAGAAGGAAAACTTCGTTTACTGGCCATGGATGATGAAACGGCAATGCCGTATCTCACTAAAGGAATCTTTCCCATCTATAACTTTGTGTTAGAGGCTCCTAATGAACATACAAATTATGGTGTCTTTGCCAATGGAAAACTAGTTGAATCATCGTTTCCTTATTGGGTAAAGAAGATGAATGTAATGTAATAATATCTAAAAAATTTAGATTATATTACCACCTCTTTCCACAATGACTATTATGCCCTCCGCAACAATACTCTTCTTGTTTAAATCCTGATTCATTTCTACAGCAACTTGAATCATGATTCTCACGACCTGTTGGAAGTTTAGAACCCGTAGAGGGATCACAATATTGTCCACAGAACTTTTTTCCACATTCCCAACACCAAGAACGTCCACAACCAGCTCCTACCATAAATCGACTGTTGGACTGTAAGCCACATGCAAAAATGTAGTTACAGGCTGTATCTTTCAAACACCATCGCTCACACCAAGGGCATTGTTTTGCATCCATTTGAATACTAGTAAGAATATAATTTAGATGTGTTTAGAGCAACCGCAACCGGCATGACCCGTAGCACCCGTAGCACCCGTAGCACCTGCAGTAGCATTGGTAGGTGCAGCAGGGCCTGAAGGACCCGTAGCACCCGTAGCACCCGTAGCACCTGCAGTAGCATTGGTAGGTGCAGCAGGACCTGAAGGACCTGAAGGACCAGAAGGACCAGAAGGACCAGAAGGACCAGAAGGACCTGCAGTAGCATTAGTAGGTGTAGCAGGACTTGATAGATTGGTAAGATCAATTACATCCATTGCACCGGTAGGGCCGTTCATTCCAGTAGAACCGTTCAGGTGAATGTGTACAGGTCCATTAAAATGCAGTGTAAGATTACCAGAAATATAAATGGACATTTTTAATCATAAGAGGGAAGATCTCTTTAGGATATGTTTATAAGCTCTGTATAGAGGTAGGGATGGAGGAACGTTTTAAGAAGGTGATTGAAAAGGCCTATGAGAATGAAAAAACCAAAATGAATTACATTAGTCGCATCATTGGGTTGATGCGAAAGATTGATGCAGATTCTCTGTTTACGGTGCTGGAAGATCCTGTTCGCTGGTATCCCAAGATTCGTGAAGCCTACCCGAGTATTCCTACGCGTCGTAATCTTCTCACCGTTTTTCTAGCCTTATTTGCCAAAGACAAGGAATTGGAGGAAGATGTAGGAGGGCCAGAAGTTCAGAAGAAATGGCGGCAATATCACGATGAATTGGGACGGTATCAAAAAACACAAGAAAGTAAAAGTGAACCTTCTCAAAAACAAGTAGATAAATATACCTCTTTTGAAGAAATTGAAACCAAATATCGCGACTTGGGAAAGAAATCTCCTCATGAAAGTTTAAAAAGTAGTCAACAATATTTGCTGATGTCGGTGGTCCTGCATTTGAAACCCAAACGTGCCGATCTTGGAAGTGTCAAAATCTATTATGATAAAAATCCTAATCGAACGGATGAAAACTATATTGTTCTTCGAACCCGTGGATCTTCTTTTTTAGTGATGAACTTGTATAAAACCAATAAATTTTATCATACGGTGGAAGAGGATTTGCCACGAGAATTGACAGATGATTTACAAACATCGTTACGAAGGCATCCACGCGATTACTTATTCGTTTCTAGTGAAGACAAACCGATGAGTAATAACACATATGCTAAATTTTTTCAAAGAGTTTTTTTTGATTTATTCGGACGCTCCACAGGGGCATCCTTAATCAGACATGGATTTATCAGCGAAAAATTAAATATTAGTGACATGACCTTAGGTGAACGGGAAGATGTGGCCAGAAAAATGCAACACAGTACAGCCTTGCAGGATCGTTACAGATTTGTAAAACCGAAACTCTGTCCTGCTCTGTGCCAAGATTACATTAAAGAGCATTACACTCGAAAAAATCACAACAATCATTCAAGTAAGAAGACGAGGAAGAATCGTGAACTACTCTAACATCAAATCATAATGAATGTTAGAGGTTTAAAAATGATATTAATTTATACTAATTATTTAATTAATATATAGAGATGTCTAAAAAATTTATAGAAGAAGCATTGTGTTGTTTTCCGAGTAAAGGATATGATTATTCATATGTAGATTATAAAAATTGTGATACTATTGTTAAAATTAAATGCCCAATACATGGATTATTTGAAAGAGTTCCTTATAATTTTCTTAAAAGAAAACTGGGGTGTCCTATGTGTATTAAAGATAAAAAAGCACTAGACGAACAAGATATTAAAAATAAAAATTTTATAATTGAAGCCATAAAAGTTCATGGTGAAAAATACGATTATTCAAAAATAAAATATATAAATTGTAAAACAAAAGTTATAATAAAATGTAAAGTCATGGATCATTCAGAATTTATGCAAATTCCCGCTTCTCATATTAGTGGAGCAGGATGTCCGACATGTGGTATTGAACGATCTGCTGCTTTAAAATTAAAAGATAAAGAATGGTTTATTTCAAAAGCAATTAAAAAACATGGTGATAAATATGATTATACAGATACAAATTATACCAAATCACAAGACTATGTAATAATTATGTGTAAAAAAGTAACACATATAGCATTTACTCAAAAAGCAAATAATCATCTTCAAGGAGATGGTTGCCCACAATGTGCAAAAGAAGAGGCAAGTATTAGACAACGTCGCACAAAGGAAGAATTGGTGAAACAATCAATATTGATTCACAATGATTTATATAATTATGATATGGTTATATATATTTCAAATCATATACATATATCTATTAAATGTAATAAATGTTTAAAAATATTTGAACAAACTCCCGCAAATCATCTTCGCGGAAATGGATGTCCAGATTGTGCTATTCATAAAAGAGCAATCGTACAAACATTTACGAAAGATACATTTATTAAACGAGCAAATATAATTCATTCAAATAAATATATGTATGATAATACAATTTATATAAATTCTCAGACAAAAATTATAATATCATGTTCTATTCATGGAGATTTCATACAAATTCCAAATAGTCATTTACAGGGATATGGTTGTAATCAATGTGCAATTGATAAAAATTCATTTGCTCAGCGATTTACAAATGAACAATTTATAGAAAAATGTTTAGAAATTGAAGGTAATAGCAAAAAGTATGATTATACACAAACAAAATATATAACAATGGGTAAAAAAATTACAATATTCTGTAAGCTCTGTTCTAAATTATTTGATCAATATGCAAACAATCACTTAAATAAAGAATATGGGTGTAATGCATGTTGTAATAACTCAAAAATATCAAAACCTCAAAAACAATGGTTACGATTTCTTGAAATTTCTAATCCAAGTATTGAACATGGATTAAAATCTGGAGGAGAGCACCGTATAAAAAATAGTAGATATTATGCCGATGGATATATTTCAATTAATAATACAATTGCTGAATTTCAGGGTTGTTTCTGGCATGGCTGTACAAAATGTTATCCTAGAGATGCTATAAATCCTAGAACAAAATCCACATTTGAAGATTTATATAATAAACGAATTATTAAAAAAGATCATTGTATTGCAAATGGTTATAAATATATTGAACTATGGGAATGCGATTGGAAAAATGCTATATCTTATTTAAGAAAGATTCAAAAATATTGGAGATCTACTAGAAAAATATTATTAACTCTTTCTACTACTTCTCTCTCCCCCGTTCTTACACACACGGATTAAAATTGATAGGGTATAAAATAGATTCATTTATAGAATTAGAAAGATGGCTCGACGAATATATAACAAAGATTTATTAAATGAAACAATCACGCGCGATACAGCAGTTTTAGTAGGAGATTATCCTACGCTTAATCTCAATACAATTTTATCATTTGTATGTAAATGTGGAGAAACTACAACTAGAAAATTCAATTATATTATAGTAAGTAGTGGTGCATTTTGTAGAAAATGTATTATAAATAACAGCAGAGATCAGGCAAAGAAAACATGCATTGATAAATATGGAGTTGAAAATCCATCGCAATTAGATACAGTAAAAGATAAAAAAATAGAAACAACATTAAAACATTATGGTGTAGAAAATCCATTTCAATCAGATAAACTTAAAGATAAAATAAAAGATACAAATTTGATAAAATATGGAGTGGAAAATCCTTTACAAAATAAAGAAATTATGGACAAGGTGAAAGAAACATGCCTTCAAAAATATGGTGCAACTCATAATTCAAAATCCGAAATAATTAAAGAGAAAAAGAAAACAACTTCTCTTACAAAATTTGGTGTAGAACATACTCTTCAAGTTAAAGAAATTAGAGATAAAGGTAAAAAAACAATGATGATGTTATTTGGTGTTGATAATGCAGGAAAATCATCAATTATAATGGATAAAGTGAAAGATACAATGATAAAAAAATTTGGTGTAAAAAATCCATCACAATCAAAAGAAATTGTATTAAAAAAGAAGGAAGATCATATAGCATTATATGGTGTTGAATATCCTGGACAAAGAACTGAAGTAAAAGAAAAAGCCAAAGCAACTAATCTAATAAGATACGGTGTAGAAAATGCAGCACAATCCCAAGAAATTCAAGAAAAAGCGCAAAAGAATGCCAAAAAGTACAAGGAATTTAAATTCCCTTCAGGAGCGATTCGTAAAGTGCAAGGCTATGAACCGATTGCATTAAGAGAACTTGTTGCAGCGGGATATACAGAAGAGCAGATTCAAACGGATCGCAAAGAGGTTCCACGAATTACTTATTATACTCCAGACGAAAAACGGCATTATTACTTTCCTGACATATTCATACCTCATGAAAATAGAATTATTGAAGTAAAAAGTACATGGACGTATGAATGCAAGGAAGATAATATTGAATTGAAGAAACAAGCAACCTTAGAAAAAGGATACAAGTATGAAATTTGGTGCTATGATGGAAAAGGGAGTAAAGTTGATCTATCAACCTATACATCTAAGAAAGAACCTATCTCTTCCACTCTTTCAATTATTTGATGCAATGAACCACTCTAACATCAATGAATCATGGATGTTAGAGGTGTTATTATATTTACTATACCGACGATTTTATTAACCTACTTTGTGATCCATTCCTGTTCTTCCGCTTCTCTACATTCCTCCACCAATAGATGCAGCTAGTCCTTTTTTTTCTTTTGTTCGGCTCCTCCCCGCAACCCTACCATTCGTTCGACTCGTTCATGTTTCGTATAGGTATGCGAACAAAGATGTTTTAATGCAGATGCCAAGTCAATTGGTACTTGATTTGGATTCGGTGCAAGTGTATTCATTTTATATGTACTAAATACAAAATCTACAACTGGTTTTACTATGCTTGGAATAGGAATAGTAGAACGTTCTCCTATTAATTCAGATACAGCATTCTTTGTATAATTCCATCCACCAAATCCACCTGGTGTAAATATACCCTCTCTCCATACATTTGCACATTCATCCAGATAAAAATGGGTGTGGCCACCATACGATTCATCGACGGTTGGTTTATACGTTGCATCTGCAGAAAATCCATACAGTGCGTTTGCTTGTGCTTGAAGAATTGTAGATACTTTAAAAAAATCCTTTGTTTTACAGGCGATTAAACAATCGAGACTAGGTCTTTGCGATTCTAGCAAAGGATATCTTGCAGTATCAAGAGGTGTCTCTGCACTGATGGGAGCTCCTGCAGCACGAGGCCCCCAATTACTTGAATAAGTTGTGTGGGTATCATTCCATAATTGTCCGTAATTATCAATAGAATGGGTTGTACTTCCAAATGGACCGTGTGATGTACCAACTTGTGCTACAATATAGCGATGTTTTAATGCAATTCTCATCAATTCATTTAATTTTACACCTTTCAATGGTTTCATAAATTGACTTACATCAAACACCGATTCGCGTTCAGCAATTTTTACACATTCTAAAATATAGTTTGTTATTTTTCTCTCATCCATGGGATACATCCAATTTTTATTTACAATATCAAAAATATCAGAATCGGTTAATTGTTTTGTAGAATGTGTATAACTTCTTTCTTTGATGGGGCACATTCGCTTTCCATGGGCATCTACACGTTGTGACCATACATTTCCAAAATTATCTATAAAGAACCATTCGTGAAAGGTTGGGTTACTTTTATATTGTTTTGCAAATCCATCTATAAACCAAATTCCACGTTCTCCCACTGTTTCCACCGATTTTACATATGCTTTTCCTCGGTCATCCATAGGATATGCATTTTGTGGATCATACACACCAGTGAACCATGAAAATGGTTCATATTTAATTTTACCATAATTTGGAGTATAAGTCATTTAGTATATTTAATGTGAGAAGCTTTATATTATGTTAAATACTCTAATATACATTATTTACATAATTATTTTTTTATATCTTGCACTCGCATTCGCCTTTTTTGCCGTGTAGAGCCTCCACCAGGATGTACATACCGCCAAATATTAAATTAAGCCCCTCCCCACACGTGGGGAGGGGCTTAATTTAATATCACGGTTCCGTAAGAATTAAATTAAGTCCTGTCCTTTGGACAGGGCTTAATTTAATTCTTAACGGTATGTTTTTAATTCAAACTCCATCAATGGGGTGACTTTTGGATTTGAAAATAGAACAACATGTTTTACTAAACTAATTTTAAAACTCTAACATCCATTCATATTGATTGTTAGAGTTTTTATATAATTTTCAGTACATTCCCAATTGCAACCAGTGTTGTATCAGTAGAGAGAGTAAAACTTCTTGCATAATACGCTCCATATTCACAAATGTAAATAGGAACTTCTGGTTTCAAAACGCATCCAAGAAGGTAAACATCTCCATACTGATCTTCTAAAACCCTCCGTATGGATACAACGGTTACTTGAACCGTAGCCTCTTTTGATACATTGTTAATTGTTTCAGTGTATTTCATTGTAAAGACGGTTCCAGGTGTCATATATTCATCTGTATCTGTTACATCCCCTTTTGATTCTACATAGTCCAAATCCAGGCTTAGATCGGATTCAAAAGAGGTGACTTTCGGCATTCTACTATTTGTTAGAAGTTTTTACGCTTGTAAATTTGAAATTATTATTTAAATTCTATATCTTTCATAGAATGACAAAATATACAGTAAACACTCCTCATTATTCATACATTTTAAATGTATTAGAAAAGAAAACTCCATTTCATACTCTTGAATTTTTAGTAGGAGATTCGAAAAATCCGTGTTTAACAGCTTCTCTATTTTTACCCGATATTGATGAACGATTTATAGATCTTATTGATACTTGTACTCTGCATACAATTGATGCATTAGAAGAATGTGCTATTAAATGGGATGAAAAGGAAAGTTTTGGTACAGAATTATTATATTCATTTATAAGTATTATTTCTGCAAATTTTACACATGTTACAAAGATTAAATTAACAGATGCTAGTTATATCCCTTGCAAACCGCATAAAACAGATACATTAGATTTATTAAGCTATAGTATAGCATTGTATGGTAAAACATGGTATGAACAAAAAGCAGGTGCTTATCTATATTTAGAAAAACACCAAACGCAATATGAAAAAGATATTAAAGAATATATAAAATCTTCTACAAAAAGTAAAATACCATTTTTAGATATTTATAAACGTATGATTGTGAACACCTATACACGCGAGTTTCAGGATGTTAAAAAGTATGAAACAATCTATGATGCATCTGAAACCTTTTTAGATTTTTTTAAAAAACTTAGTAAACTTGTTCCAGTAAAAGATAAATGTAAATTCTTTAAAGATTGGTTAGAAACATTTATTGCAGAATATATTCATGTAAATCGAGAATGGATAATACCTTTAAAATCAAATAAAACGTTAGAATCTGTTATAAATAGTACACATGCTAAACCAATGAATCTTAAAAAACGATCTAGAACACGTAAAAATGAACCCACTCCTAAAGATTTTTTAAGTTATTATACCTAGAATGCACCGTTCTATTACACTCAGCAATTATATGGAATTTACAAAGAAAGAATTACAAGACTTTAATGTTGCTCATGGTCTTGCACGATCTGCTCGAGAAACAAAAGAGAAAACAATGGTTAAAACTGAAAAAATATTAACTGAAATAATTAAATCTGCAGGAGTAGAAAATGTCACAATTACCATAGATCGTACTGCAACTTCTACAATTATAACAACAACAATTAATGAATGTTAGAGTTTTTAAAAATTGATACATAAACAAATTTTACTTATTTATGTAACTATACAATGGAAGATCTTCGATTGAGAAGAATAGCAAAAGCTAGAGAAACAGTCAAGCGTGATTACGAAGCAGCTATTGCTAGAAATGATGAACAGTTTGAAAAAGGATCTGCAAAGGCCACTGCAGAATATATCTTTCGTAATCAACGAGAAGATGCATTTAAAATTGTACATGAATTTTATACCAATAAACGTCGAGCAATTGGTGTTACTAAAAAAACAAAAGTGGGTGCTGATGGCTTGATGATTGAAATTGCTAAACTAATGACGACTCATTCTGATGATGACTTTGTAATTGATCATGAAAATGTTCGTATTATTACTGGAATGTCTAATAAAAGTTGGGAGGATGATATGAAGGAAAAAGCTCCTGAATGTTTTCGAAAACACATTTACCACCATGGAAAACTTGCTGATTCTGATTTGAAAGGATTAAAAAATGCATTAATTATTATTGATGAAATTGATACAGGAGATGGAGAAGGTCAAGTATTGCATAAAACATTAACTAACGCTGGTTTATGGAATATAAAATATATGATAGAACATAATTTACAATTTGTATTTATTAGCGCAACCATGCTCAAACAATCGTACAAACTCTTTCAATGGGGAGATATTCTTCAGATGCAATATAATATGGAAATTCCAGACTCTTACATTGGCCACAAACAGTTTCTAGAAAGAGGATTATTAGCCGAGTATTATCCTTTAAAAACAGATAAACTGGCTGAACAATGGATCAATGAAGATATTTTAGAAAATTATAAAACTGATTATCGCGTTCATATTGTTCGCATAAAAACTAAAATAGATTCCTCAGTTCTTCAAAAAGTATGTGATGCAAAGAAAATAATCTTTAAACTTCATACATCAGAAGAAAGATTAACAAAAGAGGAAGAAAAAGAATTCTTTAGCGATCCTCTTACAAATCATGTTGTATTGGCTGTAAAAGGTTTACTTCGACGTGCAAATCTAATTCCCAATTCTTGGAAACTGCGGATTGGGGCGACCCATGAATATTTTACAAAAAAACCAGATTATAATGTTCAAATTCAAGGTCTACCTGGCCGCATGACTGGATATTGGAAAAAAGAATTAGACGCTGGTCATAAAACAGGCCCTCATCGAACTGCTCTAAAAGCAATTACAGAATATGAAAAGGTATATGAAGATCCATTTGGATTAAACTCGTATATATCAGCTGGATTTACAAAGAAGGATGGTCATATTATAAAAATCAGTGATGGTATGCTTTGTCATGTAGCAGGAGTTGTTCCTGTTGATTTACCGACTGTTCCAGAGAAAGTGGTAGATATTAAAACCTATCGTGTATATTCAGATGAAGAAACTGCTAAAACAGTTTGTATAAAATTATATGGTAAATTTACAAAAATAACACCAGATGAGAAAGGATTCAAAAAGACCTCTTATCATGCAACTGCCGAAGTAATGTCTTTAAAAGATGCTATCGAATTAGTTCCCAAATCGTATGAATTGAAAAAGACGGATACAAAAGAGGGACGAGGTCGCAGAACTTATTTCCCTTGCTATACAGATATAACAGATAAAAGCACACTTCGCTTTGTTGTTATTATACATTCTAATGTGGATGCTGCAAAGATTGCTGATATTGATGCAAAATCTCTCTCCCCTATTCTATCAATCGAATGAAGATGGTAGAGTTTTTAAAAATATTTTTACACGACGGATCGTGTATCCACCACGGGTACAGGGGCAGAAGGGGGAACTTCCAACACCTTATACAACCGAGTTCGAACTTCGCGCAGCACATCCGCGCAGACAAGAAGGAAAAGAATGGAGGGCAGAATGGCCGCCACAATTAATCCCAACCATCCTGACGGAAGATAGGCGGTGAGGTAGCCTATTACGATGAAGAAACTCACCAAGCACCAATATCCAAATGCTTTATAGATAAATATAGTGAATGTAAGAAGATTTGGCATGGTTTTCCACATTGCAAAGAGTCCAATCAACCATGCAATCGTTAAAATCGCGGAGAAGACCCATACCGCAGAGGTGTAATATCCAATTGTCATTCTGGTTTGGTAGGTTCCAACTCCAAAGAGATAATAATATGGAAGTCCTGTGAATAGGGCCGCTACAATATTGTTAGAGGCTAATGCTTTGGTAATCGCATCATAACTCTTTCGCAGACCGCTACAATAGTCGCGACCCATGATTATAATATGAAATTGATATAGAGTCATAGAATATATATCAATTTTAGTAGAATAGGGATAGAGGTTTTAAAAAATAATACAATTCTATAACAAGTGATTACGACCGATTCTTCCGTGTTTTACGAGAAGCAACTTTTTTCCAAACATAATACGGCCGTGGCGTCCCTCCAGCATAATAAAAAACTCCTTCATATTTCATGGATGGAAACATTTGTTGTACAAATTCTATCATGCGTGTAGGATCTGCTTTTTCAATGTACAAGACTAAATGACCGTTTACTAATAAATGATTTACACAAACTTTTAAAAAAGGTTCCAAAAATTCTTCATAGAAGTGATCCAACGATTTCCAATCGGTTGCTCCTTTGTAGGCTTCAGCTGTAAAAAAAGGAGGGGAGGTAAAGACCAAATCAAACTTGGTAGAAAGTTTTACATCTTGAATTCTTGAAGAGATCATTTTAACTTTTGTGGTAGAGTCAGGATAAGCGTTTACAATATTTTCATACGGCTTTACCATTCCAGAATTGCTATCTATACCAACATAAACAGGAACATTCGCAATGAGAGCTCCACGGAGACGATCTCCCCAACCAGAAGTAGGATCGAACCATTTCTTTGGTTTGAACAACTCTAACACAGCTAGAATCATGGGAACAGGGTGAAGAGTGCATTCTCCCATTTTAGCACGAGCCACCCGCAATGGTACATTCTTTTTACGAGCATAGTCGGAAGGGCTAAACCTGGATCCTTCTTTCTTGCATTTCATTCGTTCTTGAAATGAAAATCTATCAGTTTCATCCAACAAGGCCCACATGTCCTTCCCTTTCACCCCTTTGTAAACAAGAATCTTATTTCTAAATTTTTCCAAATCTGGATTTTTTTTCATATATTCTTCTAATTCAGTTTCATTCATAGCTACTGTACTCATTGTAAAACTTCCTACACTTCTCTTAGAAAAACTAAATAAGTTTAAGAATTCTTGTACAAATATCTCTTACTTCAATACTTGCGTACAAATCTTGTAGTAACTCATAGCATTTCATTTTTACAACATTACTAAATCCTGGATAATTATATAGAAATTCTTGAATATAAGTGTAATTTAAAAGACAATTCATTATTGCAATAACCGCTTGGTTTTTTTCTGAAATAGTTTGGGCCAATGGAAATAAATGTAATAATTCATGTAAATCTTTTTTAAAATTTAGTTCCATTGTAAAATTAAATTCATAGTATAGAAAAATAGTTTTATCAATTTTTTTAATTTAATACTTGGCGGTACATTATTTTAAATTGCAAGATTTATTAATTTTTATAAGTAGGGATGCATTATTTACAAATCATATCCAAATGGTTTGATAATTCTTTAAAGAAGAAACTATATTTTGAAACACATGCTCCGATGTTTTACAAAGGAACTCATATTCCACGGTATCCTATTTTACAAGAAGATGGATCCTTTGTAATGAATCGATGGCAACGGCAACTAATTACTTCACTACATCCTACATCAAATCAAGAGATACTTTATATTGTAGAATTATTATTTGGTGCTGTTCTTACCACTTCTAAAAAACAAGTAAAACAATCTACAACTATTATTCCTATTAAATTTTTAATAAAGATTCCACCAATTGTGAAAGGTCCTGAACCAATTAATCATGGATGGTACAGTCCTGGAACTCGTAGAGCTTTAGAAGGAGCCATTCAATTGTACAAACCCAATATAATCGTGGAATTGGGAGTTTGGATGGGACAAGCTACTATGGGAATGTGTGAGGCCTCTACCCCTCGTAAAATTACTTATTATGGATTTGATCGGTTTAGTGATACAGCTACAGAACCAAAATATGTAGACGGACCAGCTGATTCTTTCTTTTTACATCATGGTCGATTAGAAACAACATTAGCAAATTTAGCTCCGTATGCAGCAAAAGGGCATGAGTTATACATTACCAATCGTAATTGCTACAAGGCGTTAGAGTATTTAAAAAAGCATAAAATTACACCTGATTTATTATTTATAGATTTTGAAAAGGATACAGTTCCTCTTCGAACTTTATTGAATGCATATATGTTAGAATTTCCAAAATTGGTAATTGTAGGAGATGATTTAGTTGTTGAAAGTGTTAAACGTGCAATAGTGGATATACCGCATCATAATTTTTACAATGCCTATGTGATTGCTCCTACCTTACATCCCAAAGAATCATTTCATCCTGCCAAGTATACTCCTATGAAAAATTTTATTGATACTCTTCCCAAAGAGGAACGAGATAAAATTTTATCAAATAAAGAGTGGAGTAGTTATTTTATGTAAGAGTGTAAATCATTTGTAAAAATTGATATATTATATAAACCAAACTATATAGAGTAATTAAGATGCCAAATACATTTTATATTGCGGAATGCGAGGAGTGGGGATCTACTATAAAGGTAGGAATCACTGAAACTCCTGAACGACGTAAATTTGATTGTTATTCTTATTTAAAAACGCCGGTTCGCTATATAGCGCTCTTTACATTGACAACACCTCTTACAATTCCATTAAATGATTTAGATCATTTTGAATTTCCAGATTGGATGAAGAAGAAAAAGAGATTTGGAGAATATTATGAGGGAGGAGCGGGAACTGAATTTTGGAATCTTATAAATCCTATTGAAACAATTAAACAATTTCTAACAGAAATGGGAATTGGATATGAAGTGGTAGAGGGCGATCCATATCCAATACGTCCTACATCAGATCGAGTTAGAACCTCTATACCGATCTCTTCCACGCTACTTATAGAATCAGCTTCTGAACTTTCTCTCTTAGAACGATTTATACAAGTTGTATTGAACGGATTACCCATGCGGCCCATTCAACTAGAATTATGGCATTCGTTTGAAATAAAACTACGTGAAGAAAAACTATTACGAGGAATTGTAAAATGGCCCACGGGTGTTGGAAAAACGATTGCAATTTTAAGTCTCTTTGTTCTTTCTTACGAGGCGCATAAAAAACGTACTCCTCGTACCCCCTTTCGCGGATTGTTCATCAGTCCTACCAATGATATTATTAGTACATTAAAAGTGCATATTGATAAACTATCTGCATTTGGATTAAACTTATTGTATGGAAATGAAGGAAAATTCAAGACTCTAACACTTTCTGAAACGGATGATTATATATTGATTACAACTCATGCATCTCTTACAAAGGAACCACTTGTTCCCTTTACTCATATCCATTATGACGAGTTACATCATATTACAGGAGATGTTTTATTTGAAGCATTGAAACTGATTCAAGCAGACATACCAATTATAACAGGGACTTCTGCAACTCCCCTTACAAGTTCTACAGTTCAACACAAACGATTACATGAACTCTTTGGAACTCCTACAAATAGTATAAGTCAGTGTGAAGTGGACTATGCCGTGCAGCAACAATGGATATCTCCTCCTAAATTTACTCTTTCAGTACAAAATCCTTTAACGCCAGAATCATTTATAAGAAGTCTTCGAGAAGAGATTCGACGAGATCGAGGAAGATGGAAAGGTGGAAAAATAATTGCATATCTACCTACATTAGCAGAAGTGAAACTTGCATATATAGAAGCAAAAAAACATACTGATTGGACCCCTTATCTTGCAAATGAATTTGAAGAGAGTGAAGATGCGATATTAGATACTGTCTTTGTAAAAATATCTCCTTCATCCTCAGAACTACATATTTTATTTGCATGTAAGAGGTATAGAGAAGGAGCTGATATCAAAGGAATTGATATGACCGTTGTATGGATGGGAGATACAATTTCTGCCTATATTCTTCTTCAAATTGTTGGAAGGGCTATGCGGTATGAAGGGGATGCCACTAAGATTGGACGGTGTATGATTCTTCGTGGTTCCTCTGCAGAAGAATCAGTTGAATCCATCTTTGATAAGATTTTACTTGATATAATCGAGTTAGTTCATCCAACTGGTAGTATCGATAAAAAACAAATTACATCTATTGTAAAACAATATATTGAAACTACAACAATTGAAACTCGTTCTCTTTCTATTGAAGAAACTGTACATCGATTGCAGCTCCTTTATAAAAGAATTTATATACGCGAAGGAAACCCAATTACCTACAAAGATGTAAGAGAGAATAACCGTGCGCTGAAGTTTCAATCAAGAGAACACTATAGGACGATTGGAGAAGAAAATAATTTCTATTATCCTGATCCAATTGCCGCCTTTCGTGAGGAGTGGGTATCCTGGGCAGACTTTCTATCCATCGATACATCCAAGTATCCCGCTACAAAGAAAGACTGGATAACTCTATGCACTAATCGTACCATTCTTACATGGGAGGCCTATCAAGCTTCTACCTATGAAGACTTACCGAAGAATCCAGTTGAAGTCTATCCTGATTATACAAATTGGGATGCCGAGTTTAAAAAAGAAGAAGAGCTCGTTTTCTAAAATTACCTAAAATTACCTAGATTAGGTAAAATTAGATTTTTAATTCCTTCACCCGGTGTATAAAATGCCGGTGTACACGTGTGAAAAGTGTGGAGAAACGTTTCAACAGAAAAGCCACATTGATAATCACAATGCGCGAAAGAAACCGTGTGATAAGAAGAGAGATTTACAACAGATTATACAGGCAGTGGTTCAAACGACAAAAAATGAATTATTAGTTCATCTTGAACAAACAGTTAAACCAATTACAATGACAGAACGGATTGTAACCAAAGAACAAAGTGTAAAATTATATGAAAATTTGCATAATCTATTATGGAATGATGTTGGATTGAGTCCTGCTAAATCACTTGAGCACATGACATTCTTCTTTGCCTTTCGAATGATGGAGCTGCAGATTGATAAAATTAATGCATTGGAAACGAATGTATCCAAAAAATTACCAGATGTCTGCAAATGGTCAAATGTACTGGCTCTTACCCATGATGACTCTATCTTTAAAGCGGTTCAAGATGCAACCGTAGGATTTCGAAAGAATTCAATTACAAAACAATATTTTAGTATGCATGAAATTAAACGTGCAGAAGATCTCAGTAGAATTATGAAACTGATTGATCGGCTTGATATTAAGACAATGCAAGAGACCGATACACTGGGTGATATCTTTGAATATATGTTGTCTCGTGGAATGAGTACCATGGCCGATCAAGGACAATATTTTACAGATCGTGTGATCTGCAATCTTGCTTTTAAATTAGCTCTTTTAATTCATCCTGCGATACGTCGAAAGGATGGAACTCTTTGTCGGTTTGCAGATTTATTTTGTGGAACCGGTGGATTCGTAGGAGCCTATGTAAAAGGTGTTTCCACTCTTGCAAAAGAGAGAGGAGAAGTTATTGATTGGATGAAAGAACGTGAACATATTTATGCAATTGATAAAGATTTGGCATCCGTACGATTAACCCTTTTGAACCTTTTGATTCAAACGGGCATTCCTTTCTCAGAAAAAAATATTATTGAACGGAATTCCTTTCAAGAAAATATTGTAATTGGAAAATCTCTTGAGATTGCCCCCTTTCTGGGGGAAACCTTTGATTTTGAATTTATGAATCCTCCTTACGGCGGTGATAAAACAAAAGGAAAAGAATATAAATTTGCGTATACAAGGGGGAAAGGAGCGGATAAGAAATACCTTGTCAACTCTGAGATTCAAAGTATTGGGATTGAAGATGATGATAAAGTTTCTGCAGGTGTTCAGTTGGCAATGGCCACGCTTTCATCCGATGGTGGAGTAGGTTCTCTCGTCCTTCATCAAGGATTCTTCTTCGGTACTGGTAAAAAGTGCGTAGAACTTCGTAAAAACATGGCAGAGGAATTTAAAATTCATTTTATTGTGGATATTGAACCTGGTGCATTTGCAAATACAGGTACAAAGACTTCTATGATTGTATTCCAGAAGGGCGTCGGTCCAACAGAAAAAATATCTTTCATCACTCTTGACGAGAAACTGCTTGTGGAGGTGACACTGGAAGAACTTCGAGCCAAGCACTACTCGCTCAACTACAAGCAGTATCTTCCACAGACCGCTGTAGAGGTGGAAGGGTTTGAAATGGTCAAGTTAGGAGATATCTGCGAATTTTATGGAGGCCAAGCAATTAAAAAAGAAAATCGATCTGAAAATGGAAAGATACCCTATTATGGTTCAAATGGTATTGTTGGATTTATGGATACTCATATATTTGATGGAAAGTATCTAATTACTGGACAAGATGGTACGCTCGGAACTTTCTACAACGTAAATGGAAAATTTTGGGCATCTAATCATACCCATGTGTTTCGTCCAAAGAATGATAAACAAGTAGTACTTAATTATCTATTCTATTATCTATCTAATAACTTTGATGCTGAAAAAGTAAGAACTGGTTCATGTATTCCCAAGATAACTCTTGCAAATATGAAGAATGTTCAAGTGGCTCTTCCCTCTTTTGAATGGCAAGGACAAATTGCAGAAGCGGTCGATGGGTTTACCCAACTAGCGCACCATGAAGAACAATCTCTACAACTTCTTGAAAAACAGGTACTGTTCTTTGTAAAAGAAATGGGGCGTGGAAAGGAGCGAATAAAGTTGGGAGAGGCGTGTGAGTTTCAGCGAGGCAAGATGATTACAAAAAAAGACTTAGTTGAAGGTGAATTTCCAGTAATTGGTGGTGGACTTTCACCAATGGGATATCATACATCTTTCAATCGTGATCCGTATACACCACTTATATCACAATCAGGTGAAAATGCTGGACATATTTCACGATATACAAATGCTGTATGGGCATCAGATTGCTTCTCCGTATCTTCAACAAAAATGAACAATGACTTTCTATATTATTCACTGCTCCAAATACAAGATGATATTAATTTCCTTAAGACAGGTACTGCCCAGCCTCATGTATATCCAAGTAGTATAGAGAGTTTGACGATTGCTGTTCCCTCTCTCACGGAGCAAGAGACGCTGCAGTCAGACTTTAATGAAATTCGTCATAAGCATATAAAAATTGCTGAATACAAGACAAAAGCACAGGCTGCAATTCAGCGATTAATCCCTGCTGCTACTAAGAAGGAAGAAGTGATAGAGGTTCATACCCACGAACCCATTTCAGCATTTCTAACTCATGAACCAGCATAACACGATGGCGTGTTCTCCAGAAAGCAAAGCTTCCTCGATGTCTCGTTCACAACTTCTAGAAGAATGCAATGAAAGGAGTTGCTGGTAAAAATTGAAAGAATTCCTTCAACCAATCATTGTTAGAAAGACCAACCATGCCAATTGTCAGTATCGAACTTCCATCTGGTGAAATCAGAAAAGAAGAATTTAATTCTGAAACTACTCTACGAGAACTAGTAGTGAGAGTAGGATTACTCCCCCTTTACTCTATCTTCTTTTGTGGAAGGCAGAATGGAGTGGTAGGTACTTTGATTGGACTTGCCGGGGACGATCTCTTTGAAAGCTTTAATATAAATACCTGTAGTATTGTGGATATACGAAAATTATAGATTATAGCCGATTCTTCCGTGTTTTATGAGAAGATCCTTTTTTCCAAACATAATACGGCCGTGGCGTCCCTCCAGCATAATAAAAAACTCCTTCATATTTCATGGATGGAAACCGTTGATGAACGGCTTCTACCATGCGATCTGGATCTGCTTTTTCAATATACAACACTAAATGACCCTTTGCCAATAAATGATTATAACAAAAATCTAAAAAGGGATCAAAAAATTCTTCATAAAAGTGATCCAAGGATTTCCAATCGGTGGCTCCTTTGTATTTTTCAGCTGTATAAAAAGGTGGTGAAGTGAACACCAAATCAAACTTAGTAGAAAGGTCTACATTTTGAAAACGAGAGGAAATCATCTGAACTTTAGTGTGAGAGTCGGGATAGGCTTTTACAATTTTTTCATACGGTTTTACCATATCAGGATTGCTATCCACTCCTACATACATTGGTATATTGGCTAACAAGGCTCCACGGAGACGATCCCCCCATCCAGAAGTAGGATCCAGCCATTTCTTGGGTTTGAAAAACTCTAACACGGCTAGAATCATGGGGACTGGGTGAAGAGTGCATTCTCCCATTTTAGCACGAGCTACCCGCAAAGAAATATTCTTTTTCTTTGCGTAGTCGGAAGGGCTAAACTTGGATCCTTCTTTCTTGCATTTCATTCGTTCTTGAAACGAATATTTATCAGTTTCATCCATCAAAGCCCACATCTCTTTTCCCTTTACCCCCTTATAAACTTCAATCTTATCTCGAAATTTTTCTAAATCAGGATTCTTTTTCATATAGTCTGCTAGTTCGGTATCCTTCATAGCTACAGTCGCGAACGACATCTCCCTACCCTTCTCTTAGAAAAATGCTAACACTTGTGTACAAAGTTCTTTTAATTCTACACTGCAGTTTACACTTTGTATAAATTCATTGCATTTATCATACAATGTATTATAAAATGTTGGATATTTATGTATAAATTTTTGAAAATCAAAATAATTCAGCATATAGTTCAGTAGATCAATTGCACTTTTATTTTTATCAAGTACAGTTATCATGGAATCTTGCCGCAATACTAAATGCGCGATAGTCTTTATAAACTCCGCCTCGACATCTGGCATTATATAATTATGTTAAACATAATTATAAAAATTGAATTCACTTTTTTACAATAAAGAGTAGATGGGTTCTGATAATCCAATATAATACACACTATAGAGAAATATTCAGAACAATGCAATCTAATCGTTGCAACAACACGCTGTGTGGGAGGTGTGGGAATTTTACCAAGCTGATTCCACCATCCTGGTGGAAACCAAACACGCTGGTTACGATCTGGGTAATGAAGGGCTGCGACAGCTCCCACACGGCTTCCGGCCGACAAATCGACGATAAGCTCTACGCACAAGCGTGTGCAGAGTCCTTGGTCGCCGAATTGAACAAACAGTTCATGCGCGATCATCAAGCCTTGCTTCAGATGATAAATACCGGCTCGTTTCACAGCGATATCTATAATAAAGTCGCCAATGGCTATCATATCATGATGCCATGCGAGGTCATCGATCGCAGCGATGAAGCGGCTGCTGCTGCCGCTGCGGCAGCTGAAGCGAAGGCGGCGCACGAAACTGCGGAGGCCAAAAAGGCTGCAATTACTGCAAAAGCCGCTGCTGCAGTCGATGCTGCGGCAGCGATTGCTGCAGCCGCGTCCGCGTCCGCGTCCGCTGGTCATTCGGAGACCGAGGCCCAACGGAAAGCCGAGGAGAAGCGCCGGGAAGCCGAGAAGGAGCGCTACGAAAAAATGATGGCCAAGGCCAAGGCCAAGGCCGAGGCCGCCGCTGCCGCCAAGGCCGCTGCCGCCCCCTCTTCCGCCTCCTCCTCTCCCGCCGCTGCCTCTCCTACGCCTCCCAAGGCCAAGGCCTCCAAGGCCGCCAAGGCCGCTGCCTCTCCTACGCCTCCCAAGGCCCCAGCAGCAGCCGTCGGTGGCGCAGGTGGACCACCACCAGCACCCTAATCTAAAAATAAACTGCTGTGCAGTTTATTTTTAAACAATATTCAATTAAATGATTTTAAAAAAGACTTTCTTACACTAACTATACGATGAAATCAAAATTGGTCAACATCTTTTACTCTTTAGCACATACCGGATGCATTCGGGGAGCCAATGCAGCAAGATCCGTCCTTTGCAGGGGCCTTTCCAGGAGGAGCACAGACAGGTTTTGCACCCTCAAACAGTTCATACTGCTGTGTGTAGTTCATAAGAGCCTTGTGGGTGAAATGAAAGACCAGGGCAAAGATGACCGCATGGGTAGCAGCGACCACAAGCTTTCCCTTACCAGAAGGAAGCGTTACAAGAACACCAGGAGTCAATACAAAGAACAACGCAGCAATGGCAAGGCTCATCAGGGGATGAAACATCTTATACGGAGGCTTGAGAAAATTATAAAAGATTCATCATCAATTGAACAGAATTAAACTGTCCTTCAGGAAGAGTCGCTTTCAGGAGTACTTCATAGGCTTTTTTCAAAACGCGATATTTCTTTTGAATCTCTCGGAGTTCTTCAGCCGAAGAAGATTCGACCGATCCTTCCTCTAATGTCTCCACCCCTTCCTCAATCGTAAGAGTCGATTGAAGAAGAGCTCCTACCGCATGAGTCGGAGCCGGTTCTACCCTCTCCTCCTCCTCCTTGGTTACGACCACATCAGGTTCCCCCATTCGTTTCGTAACAATATCATTGTGATGCTGTTTGTACGTTTTATCAATCAAATCATGCGCTTTATCACAATACTCCACTCCCAAGACATCTATCACCTTCACATCACGTAAGAGTTTCAGAACCGCCGTTTTCGGTTTGCTAAAGGCCGGTTTACTCTTCAGCTTTGCTGGAAATAATTGAAGCCATAGCAACGGTTCGTGAATGATAAAATTAATATATTCCTTCAAAAGAGTTTCTTCCTTAAAATCATGCACTCGATAGGTGTCCACAAAATAACGATAATGGTCACTCACTCCATCTTCTGCCAACCGTTTTTGGGCCTCTAACAGGTTCATTTCTATATGTAAGAGTGTAAGAAAGATTTAGACTATTTACGTGAACCTTCATAAAATACTAATCGTTTTTCTAATTGTTTCACTATATGTTGCAAATCTTGAATTTCAGCTACAGCTGCTACCACCATTTTCCCATAATCTACCATACGTGTTCCATTCGGATGCACCGAAACAGCTTCCGGTACAGTCGTCGCCACATCCGTAGCTAAAAATCCAATATCCTCTTTTCCTGACTCTTTCCATTTGAATCGAACTGGTATCGGAAGTCCCTTCGGAGTATACGGTTCTACTTCTCGTTTTAAAATAGGATCACTGGGACATACCGTTCCAAGAGCATAGACTTGTCCATCACAAAAGATATTCCCTGTTGCACAAGTGACAGCTGCTCCCATTGAGCTTACATACAAATTTCCACTCCGTACTGTATAATTTCCAGTAATACTAGATGTATTAATACCAGTCGCCCCTGCAGCAAAATTAATCGGATTGGTAACTTGAATGGGAGTGGTGGAATAATTGCCAATTGAATTTGTCTTTACCACTCGGTTCGTTGTATCAATCATTCCTAGAAGATTTGTAACTTGAGTTTGCAAAGTAGCGACTTGTCCAGCTCCTGTAGCCGAAGTGGTTACATTACTGACCGTAGGAATATTAAGTAAGTAAGGCGATTGTCCCCAGGTAAGATTGGCCATTTTACTATTTCTATCTACGGAACAGATTCTTTCAAAATTACGAAGAGACAAGAAGAGGGGATGGCCACCTTGTATGCATCCTATTCCAGTGATACAGAAACTGAAGATGATTCCGATCTCGATGTAGGAGAGGATAATCGTAAGGAAACTACCAAAGAAGTCAAATTTGGTCCTCCTCCCCAAGCTCTCCACTACGTCCCGTATGCTCCTCCCACCTATGAACTAAAAAAACCAACTACTACCAACCCCCCTGATACTGTTACAGCTCAAGCAACGTCTGTCATCGTAATCAATAGTAAAGATCGTGATCGAACCGTCTACCCTAATCCTACCTTTTTTACTCTTCGTCTCCCCCGTATCTATCGAAATATTAAAAGTATTAATCTCACCGAAATATCCATTCTCAATTCTTTTTTTAATTTCAGACCCGCCAAAGGAAATGTTACCCTTCCATTAATTGAAACAGGACGTTCCACCTTTAGCGTCAATATCCGTCAAGGAACTTATACATCCGATACACTCGTGTCAGAGTTGCAAAGTGCTTTGAATATCACTCCACTCTTTGCTAATATTAATTTTACAACTTTTAAAAATCAGTTCAAAGCAACTGGTAATTTTAATATCCTATTCAATCAACCGAATGGACAAATTTTTAACTATCAAACAAATCAATACGATTCTGCAACTACTACCAGTCAAATCGTAGCTGAATATTTTCAACAACAAGAAACATTCGGTATCTCTAATTTTACCAATCAACAATGTGCTGTAGCTTACTACTATCCCTGCATGAAACAAATGATTCTACAAAAGATACCTTTTGATCTGCATATAGACTATTATAAAACACTTCCTGCCTATCAACTATACTCTAGCCCATCCGATTATATTCTATTCGGATTTCAAGGATTGAATGATGAATACATTACATTTTTAGCAACGAATCCAATTCTTAGTGGCCCTAATATAATTCTATTTCAAGCATTTCACGATAAAAATACGTTTTTGTATTTTCCTGTCAATCGGTATACCTGCATTTACAATAGTCAAAGTGGTAGATTCCAGATTACAGCTCCTACCATTAATACATCCATCAGTACTGATATATCAAATCAATACAATAATTATCTGAATCAATTGGCGTATCAATATGGTTACAATGGTATAACGGATTTAAACGTTAATTTAAACTCCAACACTTTGTTGAAACAAGTTCGTTTGGAATTTTATAATTTTATTCAAAAACAATTTTCAGATCTCTTTGGTGTAAATTTTGGTACCTATACTTCAGATTTTTTTATAAAACTTACAAATGAAATTGAATTATACAATACTAAAAACAAAGTTGGATGGATTACAGATTCTAACTATATTCCTGAAGTATTAATTAGTACCTTTCCAGTAAAATTGCCAGATGTGCCAGTCTATTGGCCAAATCTACAATTTGAATATTCCACTCTAACAGATGGTATTAGCACTGTAATTTTTTATTCTACTATTGGATTAAGTACAAATCTAGATGCAGATGGATATTTACAATTTTCAAATGCTTCTGAACACCAAAATGGATATTTTGATGTTCCCTTTCAAATTGCTCCTACCAATTATGCTCGTCTTACATTTCAAAGTAAAATGCGACAATCTATTGAACTAATGACCATTCCACGATATTCTACCAATTATACAAGTACGAATGGTGAGATTTACAAGTATGGGTCTAGTATTTCTCAAACTCCCTTTCTTTTTTCGAGTGGAACCATTTTAATCGATCCTTACACCAATCCTAATTATTTGGTTTATTCAATGCAACATATATTGTTTCAAACACCAGATTACATGCGATTCAATGGAACTGAATGGTTAGGATATATTCATCAAGTAAATCCAATTGCAATCCCAACCCCTCCTTCTATTAATGATATCAAAATTACATCCTTTCAACCCTATCTGCTTTTTGAAATAAATGCAGCAGAGATGCTGGTTATGCCAGATGCCACCTTTGACATGCAAATTTATGTAGAAACACAAGATGACAGTGCCTTTCCTGTTCCCATTACTCTCTCTTGGTATCGCGATCGATCTGCCTTTATGGCCGATGTAAATGAAGTATATAAATCAATTTATACTCAAAACCCTTATTATTATTTTGTAAATGAAACCTTTGAAGGAACTAATTCTGCATCTATCACTTGTAAAACAGTAAGCAAAGAAACAAGCTATTTGTTAATTACAATTGCTTCTCCTAATAACCCTCTTCCAGGGAATGTACCGTTACGTGTGTTTGCAGTGATGACGGATTTATTATCTATTTCTACAGTGACTCCTGCTGAACCGTTAGATTCTAGAAAACTTCCTTATTCTGCAGCAGCAATGGAACTAATTACTCCTATGGATGCAATGTTTCAAGATCCTCTCACCTCTATTTTTAGTACAGCTACAGATTTCTTTCAATTAGGGTATGATACATCAAATATATCAAATAATTTGTTGGATTGGATCATTCAAGGAACTAATCAAACACACTACGACCCTAACAGCATTGAACAATTTTCTACTAATACATACAATGGGCTACGGTATGTGTTTCAGGATCCAAGTGGGGCCTCCGCCACCCCTACTCCTGAAACCACAAGCTGGAATATCTTCTTTCCTTCTGGAACCTCTAACACTATTGTAGATACCTATATTGGATCTAACTACAATACATCTAGTTTTACAATTGTGAATGGATCTAGCAATGAATTTACCTTAACAAATTGGTTTAATTCAGCTACCACGAAAGAATCCTTTTGGAAACCTTTTCCCTATGGAGATTCTAACTATTTTATAGATTGCTCTACTATACAATCAAGTGTTGGAGTCTTTCAAGCCTGTATCAATCCTACTTACAATTTGCAAACAGATATGAGCACTAATTCAGGGGCCTATGATTCGAATGGATTATCAGGTGTTAGTTTCTTTTTACCTCCTGGTGAAACCGTCAGCATGAAAGAAGTTGTGTTAAAGTTTGGATATACCGCTCCTACTTTTACAGATGCAACTACTGCTATTCCCATTACACGCAGTTTCTTATACACCAATACTAACTATGTAGGAGATCCTACCTGGTTTGTTAGTACTAATTCTGTTGTAGGGGATTCTTCTCTTACAAATATAAATTATAAATCTATGGCACTTCAAAAAACAACAACAGGAGAAACTTATATTGCTTATACTACATCTGGTGTAATTACCGGCGGAATTCAAACAGGAAACGTCGATACAGTATTATTAAAACTAGATAGTAATGGTGTGTTGCTGTGGAGTCGACAAAATAGCACATTTAATCGTCCTGGAGAGTGTCTTATGCCATCATTAGCTATTACATCCGATAATAGTATTGTATACCTTTCGATATTGAATGTGTATCTATCTATTCAAACTGTACATACATATGCAGTTACATCGTCTGGAACAGTTCAATCATCAGCAACTATTTCGACACCATCTAATGCAGAATTTGCCTACGTCGCATCCTCCATTGATTCTCAAGATCAATTAGTCGTTGCAGTTTATATTCAAAATCCTTCTTATTATATTAATTTATACAAATATGATACATCATTGGTATTAGATCCAACATTTATTTTTACACAAATTCCCTATTTTTTAGATATATTTGTAGAATTGGCATTTTGCGATTTACAGATTGATTCATCTGATAATATTATTATAGCCTATGCTAGTAAAACTGCGTATCCAGGAAAAACTACATCAGGACCGTCCGATATTATTATAGTAAAAGTAAATTCAATAGGAACCGTTTTATGGGTAAAAGAAGATACAACCTTGAACGGAAATTCTCTGTTTAATATATGTCCTACTATTACAACCGATTCATTAAATAATATTTATATTGGATATACTCGATTGAATACTGGAAATACAATGTGCAAACTTAATTCTAATGGAATAACTCAATGGTTAAAAACAGATTCCTCTATTTCGATTGGAGGAATTTATGATCGATATTTACGTGTTCATATAATTGACGATAATTATTTAGTTGGACTTTATGATACTGGAAATTATCCTATTTTTTATGGAGCATATCCCTATGCAACCGTACAACCTACACATTCAATGGTACTTTTTTATATGAATAAAAATGGATCGGTTCTATGGACCAATAATAATGCAAATATAAATAACCCTTCTATGCAGTATTGGGGCATGGGTGATATAGTATCAGACTCAGAGTATTTATATATTGCATACAAAATAATTACAAGTGGTGCAGTTATTAAATATGCAAGTATATTAAAATTACCAATTACATTCATTCGTGATATTAGTCTTACTGTACCAAACTCCTATTATTCTACTCAATCTTGCGATCCAGATGCAGACACCATATTTAATTCATGGGATGATTGGTACCTTCCTAATCGTCAGAATCTTCGCATCGGTATCTATCCTACTGCACAAATCTCTTCTATCTCAGTGGACATTCTTGCAATTGAAAGTTCTATTTGCACTCTTTCCCTCAGTAAAGTAACGCAGGTGAATGATTATACCTATACAAATAATTCTGTACGAAAACGGCAACCAGAGTGGGGAACTTATTACACCTATAAAGTAAATACAACTGATCGGCAACTCTACGCGCCCAGTACCACTACTATGTTAGGTACGGCTGCCAATTGGACCACCACTGATGTTCCCGCGGATCTAGTTCCTACATTTGTTACCTGCATGGCCTCGAATGAAGGATATTTTACGACGGCTCCTGAAATTAAAAATTATAACGGATTAGAACGCAATTATGGATTGGCCCCTAGTGTTGGATTTACAGTCTCTACCTCTTATTCAACCATTTCCAACTGGGTCTCTGATATTCCTAACAGTTACACCATGGTTCCCTTTTATTGGGATGGATATAATTGGTTAGTAGGGAGTTGGTTTGGATTGACCTTTACCACAACTCCTCAACTTCCACCGGCTTCTACCATAGGAGCCTCTCCTTACTACGGCCCCCCTGGTTTTATGGGATGGACTACTTCCTCTCTTGTTATGTCCTTGGCTTCTACCGGTATGACTTCTTTCAAACCAGTTTATTGGAATGCTAAAATTAGTTTTAACCAAATGAATGATGGGTATGAACCGCGAGATGATTTAACTGCTTTTGGAGGAGAGGTAGGAATTTCAGGAGAATTACAAGACACCCGCATGTTCTTTTATCAAAATCTAAGCACAGGAACCGATTTGGCCGATATTTATATTTCTACAACAGGAAATTATGTATACGCTGCTGAAAAAGCCATAAACTACAAAGCTAGAGATGATAACAGTGGCTATAACTATTTGTCTTTTTTACCCAATCTAACTGTTCGATCTAGTTTAGAAGCTTCTACTTGCGAGTATGCAGTTCATGTGAGAGGGCAGGTACCCACTGTACAATTTACAACAGGTCTTCGTGTGATAGGAAAAAATTATACTGATTTTGGAACTGTTCAATTGGCAGAAATTTTAACCGAAATTAGTTCTTTGAAAGGATATGTTCCTATAGGGCCTTCTGCCGCTTACTCGTTTGTCACCTCTAACACGGCTGTAATCAATCAATCCACTTATACGTACCAAAATTTATTAAATACAAATAATTCTATACGGTATAATTCATCAATAGGAAATTATTTTAGTTTTGATTATGCAGATTCGTTGATTACGTTTGATCGGCAATTCTCGGTGGGAACGGCTACGTATGGTGTAAATGCAGCACAGGGGTATGCTGGTGTAACGTTTAATTTTTACAATTTTTCAACGGCTCTTTCCAGTTATATTGGATTTTACAATGAAAACTTTTCAGGATTTTCTACCATTATTGGAATTTATGCAGAAGCCAATTTACAATTGCAAAACTATATTTCCACCTCGTACAATGGTATATTACCACCTCAATTTATTACACGATCTCGTTATACGGATCCACTTACATTCTCCTTACCCTTTAGTACAACGTTAGTAGCACCTTATACGACTGCAACGGATGAATGGGGATTAGGATGGAATCTTGGATTTGCGAAAGCAGATACACCGTTTGCGGTGAGTCAAACCAGTCAAACTTTTATTCGTATTGTAGCAGATTATCTTTATTTACAATTGAATGAATCCTATAACATGAATGGGATTAGTACAACCGAACCTGAAAATCTTTCCTTGACGAGGGATGCAATGGGCCAGAATCAGAGATATTTTGCTAAGATTATATTGAATGATTTTGGATCTATTTCTAGAACGGCTGTGCAGATGCCCAAAGAGTTTAGTCCGGCTACTAACAAGTTTGATACATTTAGTTTTCAGTTGATTGATAAATTGGGTCAACCCGTGGTAAATACAGATTGCGATAGTGATCTGACGCTTCAGATTGTAGAAGAACGGACTGATTTGAAGATTAATACACACCCGGCGCAGAATATTATACGTTAATACTATGCTAAAATATTTTTAAACTGTTTTATTAGATATAACGTCTTCAATGGCGTCAAAAGAGTTTATAATTAAGCATCCTCCTAATCTGCACAAATATACTATTACTGGGCTTACAATAGATCCTACTACTACTAGTAGTAGTAGTAGTAGAAAATTTACTGGATATTTAAACTATCTAAAAACGGTTTCTATTCCTCCTCCTGACAAAAGATCTAAACTACGAGAGGAGAATGAACAGCTGTATATAGACATGAAAAAACAAAAAGAACGGGAGGAGGCCGCTGCATTTGAAACGGTCATTCCTACTCCTGTTGCTGCAATTCCTTTTTCTGCTGCTGCTGCAATACCTTTTTCAAGCAGCTCGTCTTCTCCAGGTATTGCACCCCCTCTTTCTCCCGCTGCTGCCCCCCCGATCTCCCCCGACGCTGCCACTGCAATGGGGAAGGAGCTTCTCGCCGCGATCGATGCCAAGAATGTCCCTGAGTGCCTCCGCCTCGTGGGAGCACGGGCAGACCTGACGGTCAAGGACGAGTACGGGAACACTGCCCTCGCTCTTGCCTGTGACAAAAAACTGTCAGAGGTAGCTCTCGCCATTCTCAATGTCCCTGGAGTGATGATTGATGCCAAGGACAGCAATGGAATCACGCCTCTGATCTTTGCCAGTAAGCAGAACATCATCTCTGTGGTCGCCGCCCTGCTGGGCAAGGGGGCGGACATCAACGCAGTGACCAACCGTGGCTCCACGGCCCTGTACTTGGCGTGCAGCCACTCCCACGCCGCCACTGCACTGCACCTCATCGATAACGGCGCAGATGTGAACGCTGGCAGTGTTAAACCCCTCAGCGCCCCTGCGGTCGACACCGCCCCCATGGCTGCGGTCAAGGCGGCCCTCCTCGCACGTGGTGCTATTACTGATGAGGCTGCCACCGACTTGGGGGAGGAGCTTCTCGCCGCGATAAGGGTTAAGAATGTCACCGAGTGCCTCCGCCTCGTGGGAGCGCGGGCAGACCTGGCGGTCAAGGACGAGATTGGGAACGCCGCCCTCGCTCTTGCTTGTGGGTATGAACTGTCAGAAGTGGCTCTCGCCATTCTTGCTGTCTCTGGAGTGGAGATTGACGCCAGGAACAATAATGGACAAACGCCTCTGATGTTTGCCAGCGCGCATGGCCTCACCCCTGTGGTCACCGCCCTGCTGGGCAAGGGGGCGGACATCAACGCCGCGGACAACGATGGATGCACGGCCCTGTACTTTACATGCGGCTTCTCCCAGGCCGCTACTGCGCTGCAGCTTATCGAGGCCGGTGCAGATGTGAATGCAGGTACACAAAAACCCCTCAGCGCCTCTGCGTTCGACACCCCCCCCATGGCTGCGGTCAAGGCGGCCCTCCTAGCCCGAGGTGCCGCTGTTCCCGCCGCAGCAGCTGCAGCAGTTGGTGGGGGGATTCTTAAAAGAAAGAGATATACTCGAAAACGAAAACTATTTCGAAAGAAATCACGAAAATATCGTAGATAATTCTAAAATGTGTAAATATAGTATTTTAAATTTAAAAATTATAAATAGATATGGCAATTTATATAATTCATAATTTACAAATTGAAAATTATAAATTTCATGGAATAATATCAGGTATAAAAGGTATAGAATATAATACAATTGCTACACAACTTATAACGCAATTGCAGCGGTTTGACTCACATATTACTGATGACAAAAATAACGATACGGCTAGAGATCCATTTAGGTATTTAATAGACACGTATGGAAAAGAAGCTTATAATATTTTAGTTAAATTTATTAATAACCCGGATATATACAATCCTACCCATTCTAGCAGACTATGGCAGTTTGCTGATATTCTTGCAGTATCAAATGATAAAAAAAATGCTATAGAATTTATGAAGGAGTATCCAAGCCTTGAATATGAAGAGACATTTGAGATTGAAAATAAAGACACATCGGAGAATGAATCCTCGTCAATAACATTGAGTAAAAGTGAGAAAAAAGTGTATGACAATTTGAGTGACACTGAGAAAGCATACTTAGAGACTAATTTTTTATCGAGCTTGGGGGACACGACGAATGGAAAAAATAGGTATGAAGAAGTGCGATATAAGAAAGAAGTAGAATATGCTAAACAAAAACTAAAACATTCTAAACAAAAAGATGCAATTTTTAATCTTAAAACTACATTTCAGTATAAGATTCCTTCGAAAACAGATATTGACGATCTTCGCCAAAAAGTAGAGGATAACGAAAAATCTAGTAAATTAATTGCCAATTTGCCAGATAAAGTTAAGGAAATACTAAATAGGTTAAATGTAATTAATAAATATAGTACATTTAATAAACCTAACAATATTGATATAACTCGTGAAAAATACAATGAGCTTGTTAATGCGTTTAGTTCTGGTACGGATGGTAGTACTAGTCTTACTAAATTAGAGGCGCTCGGGTTTTTTAAGGTCGATCCTAGTGCGCCAACTCCTGTTGCTGCGCCGACTCCTGTTGCTGCGCCAACTCCTGTTGCTGCGCCGACTCCTGTTGCTGCGCCGATTCCTGTTGCTGCGCCGGCTCCTGTTGCTGCGCCGACTCCTGTTGCTGCGCCGACTCCTGTTGCTGCGCCGACTCCTGTTGCTGCAGCGGTTTCCGTGCCGAAGAATTTAAAAGCATACTTTGAGGAGGCAGATGTAAATGATGTAGCAAAAAGATTAATTCCATATGCTATTGAGGCTCTTACAAAACGTGCTACTATTACTTCTCCTCCTTCCGACGCTATTTCTAACGGACAGAAACTTTGGAATAAGATGCCTGTAGGATCTGAATTAATTAGTAAAGAGTGTTTTGATCTTATTGCTAGTGGGGCAAATTTAATACAACCAATTGGTATTGGTGGTACGACAATTCTTCATAGAAGTATGATTAATAATATGTTCCCTAGCGCGATAGTATTAATATTTACTATTATAGCTGTATCAGAAGTAGATGTAAATGCTATAGACGACAATGGGGAGACACCCCTCCATAAAGCTAGTATGAGACCTGACTACACGCCTGTGGTCATGGCCCTGCGGAGCAGGGGGGCAAACATCAACGCCGTGGACAAACAGGGCAACACGGCCCTGTACTATGCATGTATGTACAAGAGCGCCAATACTGCACTGTACCTCATTACGGCCGGTGCAGATGTGAACGCGGGTACACAAAAACCAATTGATATCATAGATCCTCTCATTAATAAGAGCGTGTTCGAGGACTCCTCCATGACTGCGGTCAAGGGTGCCCTCCTCGATGCTGTCAAACATTCATCTTCTAGAGAAACAGCTACTGCTGCATCGGCTACATCAGCCCCAGCCCCAGCCCCAGCCCCAGGCACAGGCCCTATTTCTGATAAGGTAAGTTTAGGGAGGGAGCTTCTCGTCGTAATTGAACGCGAGAAGGTCTCCGAGTGCCTCCGCCTCATAGGATTAGGAGCAGACCTGGCGGTAAAGGACAATGACGGGAACACCGCCCTCGCTCTTGCCTGTAACAAAAAACTGTCAAAGGTAGCTCTCGCCATTGCTGATTCCCCTGGCAATAATTTTAACAACAAGGATCGGTTTGGAAATACACCTTTAATGTGGGCTAGTTTGCGCAACCTTCTCGATGTGGTTCCGGTCTTGCTAAAAAAGGGGGCAGACATTGACGCCACAAATAAGGAGAACTTTACAGCTTTGTATCGTGCATGTGGAGCAGAACATTCCGAGATGGCCCTATTGCTCATTAAGGCTGGTGCAAATGTAAATGTGAGAAAAATGCCACTCCCCAATATTGATCGGTCTTCTATGGCCGCAGTAAAGACAGTTCTTTTAAAAAAACATTCCCCTAGTCCATTCACCCCACTAGTTCGTCCCCCATCTAAGCCGCAAAATGCTATTTCTATTTCAGGTTTTAATAAAACGATTAGTGACACGGAATTAATAAATGAATTTAAACAGTTTGGAGACTTAGCAAACAAACCAATAGTTAGAATCCCCCCCAATTCTAACCCCCCCCGTTATGCTTACATCTACTACAAGAATTCGACCGATGCCGCAAAAGCAGTTGCATCCGCATCCGCAACAGCTACACCAATTAAAATTAATGGCACACAACTTGAGGTTAAAATTGCACAATCTAGGTCACGAGGTAAAGGTAGTAAATTTCGACGACTCTCTCGTCGCATTAGAAAATAAATTAAAAAAATTGATATGATTATTTACCAAATAAGAATTAGACAACAAAAATCCCAGAGAGGATGACATTCACCGCGCTTATCGCGCTCGTCGCCGTCGCCGCTCTTCTCTCTACCCCCGCATTTGCGGGAAACGCCGAGCAGTACGCTCGAGACAAATCTCAGTGGTTTGGCCACATCATCCCTGAAGGGAGCTGCGCCATTTACTTTCAGCACGGCCAAGTCATTCCTGGCAAGATCAAGTGTGCTCTTACCGCGCTCTTCGGCATGGATGGAACCATCTGGACCTTTGGCATGGAGTCCTACCTCGTCTTCGGCGGTCTTGACGAGGATGAAGCCACCGAGATTTCAGTCGTCAGCAAGGAAGGCGTTCAAATCCTCTTCCCTCGTGTGAGGATCGCCAACATCTTAGCAAAGGACAAGATTGAATCCACCATCTCTCGCTTTGGCCGCCGCTTTGACGACAAACTTGTGACCGACCCCATCGGCCACTTCCTTCGCGAACTCTGTACAACCTGGACAGCCGAGGAGATCGAAATCTCTCGGTTTGGTGAGCTCAACGAACTCATCCTCCACTTCATCCAACAGCGCAACAAGGAGCTCGACACCGGCATCACTATCAACTGGGTCCGTATTGATCCTCCTCGAGTGCCGGATGCACTTCGCAAGAAGCGCCAAGAACTCGCTGAAGAACGCGCTGAAAAGCTCGTTGTGCGAGAGCGCAACCAGCGGATGCAAGATGTCAAAGATGGTGAAATTGCCGCCGCTCGTCGCGACGGTGAGATTGCCCTTCAACGAGCGGCCGATGCCAACCGAAAGGCCCTTCAAGATGCTCAGGCTCGTCAAGAGCAGAATGAGATCGAGATGGCCATTCTCATCAAGAGCGCCGAAGCTCGGCTGGAAGCCACCCGCATGGAAGCCGAAGGCCTCCATCTCCTGACGGAGAATCCCGCAATGGCAGATGTCATGCGCTATCGCGCTCTTCCCGCCACCACCACCGCCTTCATTGGTGCTCCTTCCATGACTACGCATCTGCACGTCAACGGAGAACAACAGAAGGCGGCTGCTACACCTGCATATGCTACACCTGCATAATCTTTCTTAAATATTGCATTTTTAAAATTGATTGTATTTGTATTTTTAATCTATAAACTATAGAATAAAAATGCCAAACTGGACTTCCAATCATCTCACCCTAGAAGGAACAGCAGAGGCCCTCCAACAAATCTTTAATGATAATTTTGATTTTCAGAAACTTCATCCCTGTCCTTTTATTCACGATGAAAACTATGATGAAGGATGGTATGATTGGTGTGTCAAATATTGGGGAACCAAATGGTCTCCTAATGATGTTGACATTGATTACACTGTAGGAGATACAACTCTTACAGCAATGTTTGATACAGCATGGCATACTCCGTATACACTTCTTACCTATCTTACAACAATTCACCCCTCTTTGAAAATTACAAATGAATGGCAAGATGAAGGATATGAAACAATTGGAATAACAACTTATTCAACTGGAATCATGGATACTCAGTCAATAAATCCGTTTGAATATACTAAGGAAGCATTGGAACAATTTTCAGAAACTAATTTGTGGTTTTGTTATGAGGATATAAGTGATTTTATGAATGAACTTGAAGAAGAGAATGAAGAGAATGAAAAGGAAAGTCAAGTTGTTGTAAATCAGGCTCAATATACCTATGCTGAACTATTGAATGCATAAAAAACAAGAATTAGCGCATAAAATATCTAGATAAATCTGAGATTTATTTATAAATTAAAAATCAAGAATTAGGGCGCAAAAATAATCTAAATTACGTCACAAATTTTTAAAATATTTAATAATTGCCCCGAGATTTATCTGGTTAATCTTATCTTAAATCTTAAGATTTAAGATAAGATTAACCAGATAAATCTCGGGCAATTATAAAATTTATCTGAAAAAATCTGCGCCAATTCTTGATATTATTACAATATCAAAAAATCTGCGCCAATTCTTGATTTTCAATAAAATTAAGAATTAGCGCACAAAATATCTAGATAAATCTGAGATTTTACAAAAATGATTATTTAAACTATATACTCTATAGTATATAAAATGGCCAACATTTTGTCGCATACGCTTGACAAAGTTCGTTATTTTAGAAATATGTTACTAAGTGATATTCATGCAGTAAGAATTATTATTGGAAAAGGAGATTCTAAACAAGTAGAAACTCTTTCGGAAGCTCTTTCTAATATGGCAGATCAAACCTGCAATCAAATTTGTTTAATTAATTGTTATAATCCTGTTCCAAAATTGATTGTAAAAGGTCGTGTAAAAGATGCAC